TATCTTCATTCTCTCTGCTCTAGTCATACCAGATGCCTTTTGTGGTTTATAATCAGGACTTACTTTTGCCTTTGCTTTCTTTGCTAGTAACTCATCAGCAGTTTTAGGTTTAGCACCTGCCTTTGCTGCTCTTCTCTCCATTGCTGCTTTTCTTTGTGCTGCTTTAGGATCTAATCTTGCACTACCTCTTTCTTTAGTTGGTTGTTGTTCTCTACCTGCTGGTGATCTCTTTACATTACTCTGCCCTATATCTTTTCTATCCTTATATGTCTTTGCAGGTGCCATCTTACCACCACCTACTGCTTTCATTCTTCTCTTCTCTGCATCAGTTTGTTTTCTCTTAGGTGCTATTCTTCCACCCTCTCCAGTTTTCTTTATTTGTGAACGTCCCATTACATCCTTATCATAAGTTGCCTCACATAGAGACATAAATTCTAAGAATGACTTTTTCATTGGAAGTATAATTTCTTTCATTTATTATTTATTTCTACCAGACATCAGGTGTACCCAAGTCCTCAACATATACTTTTAATTTTTCATTTGGTAAAACATCTAATGTTTTTGACCAGTCTATATTATGAGGATTAAAATCCTCTTGAACATCTAACTCTAAAGTAACCCTGTACTTTGATTGAGTTTGATCATAAACGTAACTAATTGGCATGAGAAAACCCTGAGAGACTACCTTTTACTAGTATAAAGAAAATAATCCAAGTTGTCAAGAGATCCAATTAATAAAGTGACCATTGTAACATAATCATAACACTATATATGGTATCTCTGTACTAGACTTGTATATTTTAGTTCTCAGGTCTAAAGTTTTCTAAATGAAATACATTTGAATTAATTTGTTCTATGTTCTTATACTCTGGATTAGCTTGAGCAAAAGAATAATTTGTGTCCTCTACTAATTTATTTGTCAGTTTGCATAAAGCATCCAATACCTCTCCATTGAGTTCAGAGTATGAAGCATCCTCAAAGATTCTTTCCTTTACATAATCTAATGCTGCAAGATAAGAGTCTGCATTGTCTTCAAAGTTCTTTAGATACTTAACACTATCATCAGGGGAAAAGAAATCTGGTACTGGCATGAAATTAAATAATTTATTCTTTATAATAGGATAATTTCTACTGAACGTCAAGTGGTCTGTATTGTTGTGACTTGTATGCACCATAACTTACCTGTTCTTGATCTGGATCAGAGTTATCTTGTTTGCTTACTCTTCTCCTTACATATTCTAACTCATGCCAATTTGGCTCATGACAACATAAACAGACATGAATTTTTTTATGTAAGAATGTAGTTAAGTCACATTGCTTTCTAGGTTTAGTTGCAATCTCTATTGAAATATACCTTGATGGTGGATTCCATCCCTTTTTAGGTTCTATTGGACTTGCTTTAAAATATACCCATCCCTCATGCACCATGCCTAGTGCTGTAGTCCAACGAACATAATCGTTTACTTGAGGATCATACATCAGCAAATCTCCTGTGTGGAATTATGATTAGTTATCAATTCAAAAACCTACTTTTTTTCAAAGTTGTCTTGCATTAAACTGATTAGATTTTTTAAGTTTGTTATCTCTTTGTTCTTCTGATTTACCTTCTCTTCCAATTCTCTTACATGTTTCTGAAGAGATGGAACCAAGCTTGCGTTATTGGTCATAACTCTCTAAGTTAAAAATGAGGAAACAACCTTTGACTCTGAGTTGTGTTCCACTTCATATTTATCTGATTTTGATATGTTACCCCTTAGTTTTCCATAATATTCTAAGAAATTGTCTTGATCTTCTGCAACAATCAAATCAAAACACTCTTCTTCAGTACCTGCAACTACATTCCAGATTCCACCATATTCAGACTGAGGAAATGGTACAAAATGATCAACAATGTACAAGAATTTCATTTTCTCCAATAATTTTTTTCTAATATTATAGTGACAGTATAATGTATTAGAGGTCTTTTGTCAATTCAATTGTTGAAAATAATATTCTACTCCAATGCTTGTGTTTCTCATCTAGGTCTGAAATTTTATCTCCTAGATTTAATTGTTTCTCTAATAATTGCACCTTAGTAAGTGTTAATTGCTCAGAATAAAACTTAATTGGTTGCTTACCATGTAAATTGTCGCCACTCATAAATGATTCTCCTTTGTTAAATTTGTTAGTTGACTATCTGCATCTTTCTTATCATCTCTAGGCGTTGAAACTCCTCTTTTAGGTTGTAATGAACTTTGTAAGACTCTGTTGTAACATAGTATCCAACAATATCATTACCATCACAAGAGTACCCATACCCCTTTACCTTTTCCTTCTTGCCATCAATCGTCATTGTCTTGGAACCACCCAAGTATGATTGATATTTTTGATCCAAAGGAATCATTTGTTACCTCCAATAAGAACAATATCTTGATATTATAACATTATCTATAAAAAATTAACTATTCTTAACATTATCTTTAGAGTTCCTCAACATAAATTAATCAAATATACCATCTAATGAGTCTAAATCACCACCATTTCTTTGTTTTTTGGTTGGTATTGGTTTAATATTGCCTTCTTCATCTTCATAGTGTGTAGGATCATAGTAAGATGGTTCCTCTATAATTTTACCCAACTCATCATTTAATTTCTTCTCTTCTTCTAATGCTTTAGCAATCTCATCATAATTCATTTGATGACCTCCCAATTGTTATCGCATTCTTTATTCAATTCAAAGGAATATTTGTTTGTAATTGAAGAAAGATAATAGGTGTGTATATCTTCTTTAGTCACTCTACAAGAGTGCAATCCATTCATATAAACGTTAAATTTCTCTTCTGCATCTGTGGATTTAGGTTTCACATAAACAAATTTCTGTTTAATTAGTGCCATAATAATGTTTTAAGTAAATCGAGATAGACTTTGATTAAACCAGACAAAGCTAGTTATGTATTTTGGGATTTCAAGAACCCTGTATGTTAAGATTGGATAATTTATTAAAGAGAATCTTCTCCATAGACTCTGCTTCCTCCTCACATTGAGGTAATCCTTTGACATGTTGATACACATGCCATAACTCATGTACTAGAGTCGTAAGATAAGTCTTGTAGTCAAGTTTGTTATGGATTTCTATAAGGAAAGTTCTAGGTTTTGATAGACTTCCCTCCACCATACACCACCCAAAGACACCATCACTTTCTAGGTTCTTATATACCAAAGAAATGTCTAGATGATGTCTAGGTAGATATTGACTCTTAAACCACCTTAAAACCCTCTCAGAGGTGCTTCTATGCTTGTCTCCTATGATACTAGTATAGAGCATGACGAATGATAATTTGTGTCAATCTAACACCCCAGTTCATGGCAACCATGAAACTTGAGATGAATATTAATTTTTCTGTGCCTGTCAGTTGCATCGCATATGTATGAACTGTCTTTATTCTAACTTATTTTCAGCACCTTGTCCATCTTATAGGACACTTATTCTACTGTCTGCTCTCCAACTCTTTGACTTTGGCAGATAGTTCTTGTATTGCTTTTGTAAGGATTGGAATTAATCTACCATAAGCAGCTTCAAGTTTATTAGGATTTGTTTTATCTACTAAGTGTATATATTCGTTTTTATCTACTATAACTTCATCTAATTCTTGTGCAATAAATCCAAGTTCTGTCTTACCATCATTAGCACTAGGCTCACGCATAGCCCATGTAAATTTTCTAGGTTTCAATAAATTAATTAAATCTAATCCATCTTCTATATCAACAATATTAGTTTTATCTCTAGCATCAGATAAGCTACTGATTGTTTGTACTTGGCATCTTAAAGAAGCATGTGAACTATTACCTAATGTGATTGAGTTATTTGTGTTACCAGTTGCTGGATCAGCATTAAGACCTAAAACAATATTATTAGTTCCTGTAGTTATGAGATCACCAGTATTAGTTCCCATACAAACATTTTGATCACCAGTTGTTATATTATGACCAGCATTATGACCAACACAAGTATTACTACCAGCATTAAAACTGTCACTGCCTAATGAACCAGAACCAACTGCCACATTATAGGATGAACCAGCAGCTGAACTACCATCTAAAGCAGCATAACCAATTGCAGTATTATATTGTCCTGTAGTAATGTCTCTTGCAGTATCATGACCAACTGCTACATTACCAACTCCAGTTGTGCAATCTTCTAGTGATTGGTTTCCAACAGCAACATTACCACCACCAGTGTACTGATTAAGTGCTAACTGCCCAATAGCAACGTTTT